TCGGCCGCACAGGAAAGAGCCGTAATGGGTCCGCCTGCGACTAATTAATTTTACGGAGGAAAAATATTATGGCAAACAAAATTAAAAAATTAAAACCCTACACCGCACTGCTGGACGAGGTTTACAAGCAGGCATCTTTGACCGCCGATCTCGACAGCGATCCTACTCTTGTTAAAGCGGGCGCAAACGCAAATGAGATCATAATCCCTAAGATCTCTATGGACGGTCTGGCGGACTACTCCAGAAACAGTGGCTATGTAAAGGGCGACGTTACTCTTACAAACGAGACTGTTACCTTTAATTACGACAGAGGTCGTAAATTCAGCGTTGACAATATGGACAATGAGGAGACTGCAGGACTTGCTTTCGGCAGACTGTCCTCAGAGTTTATCCGCGTCAAGGTTGCTCCCGAACAGGACGCATTCAGGTTCGCGACCTATGCAGGTACAACAGGCATATCTAAGGTTTCTGCAGGAGCAACACTTTCATCGGGTAATGATGTCCTTACCGCTCTGATCACTGCACAGAACAAAATGGACGAAGACGAAGTATCGCCGGAAAACCGTATTCTGTACATCACTCCTACTCTGTATAACCTTGCTATCAATGTGGACACCACAAAGTCAAAGGCTGTACTTGACGGCTTTGCTAAGATCGTAAAAGTGCCTCAGAGCAGATTTTACACTGCGATCGATCTTAAGGACGGCACGACAAAATCAGAGGGCGTCGATGAAACGGCAGGCGGTTTTGCTAAGGCGACAACCGCAAAGGATATAAACTTTATGATAATCCAGAAGTCGGCGGTTATCCAGTATCCTAAGCACACGGTAAACAAGGTCGTTACGCCGGAGGAAAATCAGACGGATGACAGCTAGCTGTTCTTCTTCCGTGCTTATGGTCTGGCTGATGTGTACGAAAACAAGGCGGCAGGTATTTATCTGCACCACAAGGCATAGGAGGTGTCGTTATGGCAAAGACAGTAGGATTGACTTTTAACGAGAAGCCAATAACAATAGAACCGCCTGCCGACTATTGCGAAAATGAAAATGTCATTGATTATAAGAGCATGACAGTCCCTGAACTAAAAGCTTATGCCGCCGAACTTGGCATTGACCTCGGGTCGGCAAGCAAGAAGGACGCAATCATTCAGGAAATCGTCGATGCAGTTGCGGTAGAGGATACGACAAGCGAAACGGAGGTGTAGGCTATGGCTTATGCTGATTACACGTTTTACACTGCTGATTTTCATGGCAATAAGATTTCCGAAACGGATTATCCTTATTTTGCGGAGCGTGCATCGGAATATCTCGACAATCTGAGCTTTGCCGAGACCGACGAGATCAGCCTTGCCAAAGCCTGCTGTGCTTGTGCAGAGATCATGTACTCCGCACAGCCGGATAAACAGATAGCCTCCGAAAAGGTCGGAGATTATTCGATAAGTTATTCGACCACTCAGACTGCTGTCGCCGATGAGCTGATCAAGACCGCCTCCAGATACCTTAATCTCAGGTCTGTGGGGTGGATATAAATGAGATATAATACAAAATGCACCGTCTGGCACAAACAGCCCGACGGTGCATTTATTACACAGCATTATCCTTGCTGGTGGCAGGACACCGAAGCCGAAAACATTGCAAAGACGGGCAAGACCGATGTTGACCGGGCGTTGATACATCTGCCGTTGTTGGCTGTAGTCGATAAGTCCGACTATATTGCAAAGGGCGATATTGATTTTGACGTGACAGCCTCTGTGGCAGAGTTGCTTAAGGCTGTAAGCCCGCTCAAAATCAGTACTGTAGAGCGCAAGGATTACGGCAGTCCCATAATGCGGCACACGGAGGTGACGGCTAAATGAGTAATAACAGTATTAAAGTAACTCTCACGGTCGCTCCCGAAAATGAACTGTTTGCGAGGCGTGGTCTGCAAAAAGGCGGCCGAGTACAGAAGTATATCGACAGCGAAGTATTACGTTGCTGTGATAGTTATGTGCCAATGCTTACCGGTAAGCTTAAACAGTCCGGTATTACATCAACGGTAGTTGGATCAGGCATGGTGCATTACAACACACCATACGCCCGCAAAAATTATTACGATAACAAAGGTATGGGCAAGCAGGGGCTTAACCTTGGGGGCAAGCGAGGCAGACTATGGTTCGAGCGTATGAAACCCGATCATCTGTCCGGAATAATCAAAGGAGTGAAACGAATTGCCGGAGCAAAATAAAAGCCTTTTGGAGGCTATGAAAGAATATGTGTTACAGTATCCCAATCTTGGAGATATTGATCTGCACATAGACCAGACTGAGTCTGAACCTGTTAATTACAGTATACAGACATCAGGCCTTGTAAAACTCAGTGAGGACGTGTGCGGAAATCAGACATGGCAGTACAATGCTTTGCTCCAGAGCAGAGAGTACACAGCCGATGATCTGTCAAGGCTCAATGCATCAGCTTTTACGGAGGATTTTATCTTCTGGATTGAAAAACAGAACAGTAGCCGGAATTATCCAGAACTTGCAGGAAATTTTGAACCTATCAGTATATCCGCTGATAATGGCATACTGCTTGCTCTGGATGAGGACGGAGACAGAGGATTGTATCAGATACAGATACATTTTACATTTGAGGAGGAAATATAAATGGCAGCTACAGGAATAAAAAAGCTTAAAAGAAGTCATCTTATGCATTTGTTGGATTCCACTTTTGGCGGAGAAACTCCGTCATGGTTCCTGATTGGCAAAAACATTGAGGATATGTCTATGGATTTGGGACCGGATACCGCGACTGTTAAGAATATCCTTGATGAAACAGATGTAAATGACAACGGTTACGAACCTAGTTTGTCTGTTGAAACCTACTACGCAAATACAGAAGATGCGATTTACGAAAAGATCAAATCTATTGCGTTGGATCGTCTTGTTGGCGACGACTGCAAGAGCAAATATCTTGAGGTGCTTATCGATAAGACCGAAGGTCCTTACGATGCATGGATGGAAGATTGCATCGTTAAGCCGCAGTCATATGGCGGACCGCAGGGCGGTGTCAACATACCGTTTAATATCCAACCTTGCGGCAATCGTATTAAGGGTACTGTAACAATCGCAAATAAAGTGGTGACATTTACGCCGCTGGCTGAAGGATAATTTGAGGGGCGACTAAGCCCCTCTTTTCTAAGGAGTGTTTTTTATGTCAGAAACAATTAAGCTTAGTTTTGACGACGGATACAAAAATATCGAATTAAATGGGAATCCGGATAAAATAATCCGTATTAATCCAACAGATACTCAGTTTATTAACCGAATTTCAGGCTTTGATGAGAAATATGAGAATATACGCAGTAGATACGGAGATATCGATATGAACTCTATCAATGATCTGCAGAATCTTGATGAGAATAATCCGGACTTTGAAAAGCTGAAACTTGCCGCTGATAGTGTGGACAAACTTGATATGGCGGTGAAGGATCTTATAAATGAGATCTTTGGTTATGATATTTCATTAATAGTATTCGGAACTGATTCATGTCTTTCGCCTGCCGGAGGTCAACCAATATTTATGAATTTTATGCAGTGCATCTTCGCGTACATAAATGAATGTTCTGTGGAGGAAAGAAAGAAATCACAGGAGAAACTTAATTCCTATGCGGCACAGCGCAATACCATTGTTGGTGAAACAAAATGATAGGTGCATTGCCTAAAGCTTTGACAGTCAACGGTAAAATATATTCAATATATAGTGATTATCGCGTAGCTTTGCTGATTTTTTCTATGTGCAATGACGATACGCTTAATGACAAAGCCAAAACATATGGATGTATACAACTGTTGTACAAGCATCACGATCAGATACCTAACTCGGATCTTTACGAAGCGGCAGAACAAGCCAAATGGTTTCTTGACGGCGGAGATATGCCAAAATCTAAACGTCAACCTAAACCGTTGATAAACTGGGATCAGGATGAAGGGATTATTTTTCCAGCTCTCAATAAGGTAGCAGGAAAGGAAATTCGTGAAATTGATTATATGCATTGGTGGACGGTTTTAGGCCTTTTTAATGAGATTGGTGAGGGTTTATACAGTAATGTTATAAATATACGCTATAAGCTTGCACACAATAAAAAACTTAGTAAAGGAGAACAGGACTTTTACCGGAACAACAAAGAACTTATTGATATTAAGGTGAAGCTTACAGCAGAGGAACAGGATGAACTTGATTTTATAAATAATCTGTTATAAAAAAAGTCAGCCCGTTTGGACTGACTTTTTTATTACGCCCACCACTGATTACCGCAGTTAAGGCAAGTTATACGAACTTTTTTTGCTCCTTTGTTTCCGGCAACAAGACCTATTGGACCGGCAACAGCAGTTCCTATGACTGCTTTTCCGACTCCAAAGCCTTTTTTGTTTGCCGTAAGCGAAGTACTTCCACATTTAGGACAGCAAGCAATACCGTTTTTCTTGTTTTCCTTTATACGCTGACGTTTTGATAACGTTTTTTCTTCATGTTGTGTTTCGCCTGTTTGTGATGAAGTTGATGTGGTTACTTCCATCGGTATAAAAGTATTATTGCTAAGTGCGGAGAAGTAACCACATAACTCAGCAATTTTTTTATTATTGTTAAAGAAAAACATTACGTTATATGATTTTCCGTTTGCTGTTATAAACAAGCGACCGTTCTCGGAAGGAGTTCCGGCTGTATATCTAATATCTGATATGTCGGATACTTTTATAGTTTCGCTTTTGAGCCCACTTTTGTATGAGATCTCCGTTTCCGAAACTATTATAGTTGACACAAAAGCCGATTTTATTGTGGCATTCATAGGTATAGTTGAAATCGAGTTGACTTCTTCAATTTCGGTTTTATTGTGATGCAGAATTTCAGTTCCACATTTCATGCAGAAATCTGATTCATCGGATATTTCTGCGCCGCATTTAAAGCAAAACATAACATTTCCTCCCATTATGTATTTTTTCATTATACAGCGTATGGAGGATTTTGTCAAGAAAGGAGGCTGATATAATTGGCAATTGACGGCAGACTTAATTTCGATACAAAAATAGATACAAAAGGATTTTCCAAAGGTATAAACAGTTTAGGTAACCAGCTTAATAATCTCCGAAATATAGTTTTAAAAATGGGTGCAGCACTTGGTACTGTGTTCAGTGGAAAAGAAGCACTTGAAGCTGCTGCAGATATAAATGCTGCAAATTCTCAAATGCAACAGACTTTTGGAACTTTAAAATCTGCTGCAGATAATGCTATGAAAAGTGTTGCTGATAACAGTAGCATTCTTCAGACAAGACTTCAAAATGTAGGCACATCTATTTATGCTTTTGCTAAAACTACGGGTATGGATTCAGTTAGTGCTCTAAAAATGATGGAAGAAGCGTTGCAGGTAACAGCAGACAGTGCGGCATATTACGATCGAAGCCTTGAAGATACTGCAGAAAGCCTAAAATCGTTCTTGAAAGGCAACTTTGAAAACGATGCTGCTTTGGGTTTGAGTTGTACAGAAACTACGCGAAACACAGCGGCTAATAAACTCTATGGAAAATCATTTATGGAATTATCCGAAGCTCAGAAGCAACTTACACTATTGCAAATGGTCAAGGATGCAAATGCTCTTTCTGGAGCGGAAGGACAAGCCGCGCGAGAAGCAGACGGCTGGGAAAATGTCATCGGTAATCTGAAAGAGTCTTGGAAACAGTTGCTTGCTGTAATAGGACAGCCTGTTCTTTCTGGTGCTGTAACAGTTGTAAAAAACATAACAGCGGAATTGCAAAGTTTGACAGCTGTTGCTAATTCAGCAGTTAAAGCACTTTCTGAGGTGTTTGGAATTAAACTGATGAATACAACAAATGGAGTTGCTGAAAGTTCTTCGCAGGCGGCGGAAAATTATTCCGATATGGCAACATCGGCTGAAGCTACTGTCGAGGCTCAAGAAAATGCACTTGCAAGCTTTGATCAGATAAATAAGCTGGCGGACAACAGTTCCTCATCTGATACAAATGCATCGCCAGTGGTCGGTACTCTAAGCGGCAATACGATCTCCACTACTGTAGATGTTGATACATCTGATGCCGATAAAAAGCTTAAAGATTTTTTTTATTGGGTAAAATCATCTTTTAATACTATTTTTACGCCATTTAAACAAGCTTGGGATAAAAATGGAGTCAAGGTAACAGATAGTATGAGATTTGCTTTCGAGGGTGTATGGAGTATTATCAAAAGCATAGGCGGATCATTCACCGATGTTTGGAGTAACGGAACGGGCGAGCAAGTTTCTGAACATTTACTCGGTATATGGACAAACATTAATAATACAATCGGATATGTGTCACGCAATTTTTCCTCCGCTTGGTCTGATAGCAGTGGTACAAAAATTATTCAGGACATTCTTGATATTTTTAATGATATACTCGACACAATTGAAAACATAACGGCAGACACTGTTGAATGGGCGCAGAACATTGACTTCTCACCGCTCATTACATCATTTGAAAATGTAACATCCGCATTAAAGCCTTTAACTGCCGACATATTTGACGGTATCGAATGGTTCTGGGATAATATTTTGCTCCCTATGGCATCATGGACTATAAGTACTTTGATACCAACATTTCTTAATTTGCTGGCGGCAGCTATAAAAGTTCTTGATTCAGCAATTTCAGCGTTAAAACCTATGGGTAAATGGCTGTGGGATAAATTTTTGAAGCCTATTGCAACATGGACCGGAGGTATTATAGTAGGCGCGTTGAAAGGTATTACATCAGCCTTAAATGGGGTTAGTGACTGGATAAAGAATCATCAGACTGCTGTCGAAAATTTTGTTGTTGTAGTTGGGACTTTGGGATCGGCATTTGCAATATCCGGAATAATTCAAGGCGTAGTAAGTGCATTTGCCGCATTGGCGGCAGGAACAAGTGTATTGACACCGTTAATTACTGCACTTGGTGTAGCAGTTAATTTTTTGACGAGTCCAATCACACTTGTATGTCTAGGAATCGGTGCGCTTATCGCTATCGGCGTACTGCTGTACAAAAATTGGGAAACAGTAAAACAGTTTTTTATTGATTTGTGGGACAGCTTTAAAATGACCATACAGCAATTTGTAGACTGGGTAACAGAGGTCTGGACATCAATTAAAGACTTTTTCGCCGGAATATGGCAAGGCATAAAAGATGTATTTGCTGTCGTGGCAGAATGGTTTACGGGAATTTTCCAAGCAGCTTGGGACGGTATTTTGTCTGTCTGGAATGCCGTTATAGGTTGGTTCTCAAATCTGTGGACAGGAATCAAAGACATTTTTTCTGCAGTAGGAAGTTGGTTTGGAGATATATTTACAACTGCGTGGACAAATATAAAATCGGCGTTTTCGGCTACAGCACAATTTTTCAGGGATTTGTGGACTGCAATAAAATCACCGTTTATTAAGGTAGCTGATTGGTTTAAAGATATATTTTCAAAGGCTTGGCAAGCAGTTAAGGACGTATTTTCGACTGGTGGCAAAATTTTTGACGGTATCAAAGAGGGTATAACAGGAGTATTCACAACGGTTGTAAACGGCATAATTGGCGGAATAAATAAAGTTATTTCTACTCCACTGGATTTTCTTAATGGCATACTTAATGATATTCGTGATATTGAAATAGCAGGCTTTACACCATTTGATGAGTTTTGGGACTATGACCCTATACCAGTTCCTCAGATTCCAATGCTCGCCACCGGCGCGGTAATTCCGCCGAACTCCGAGTTTCTTGCGGTTCTCGGCGACCAGAAACGCGGCACAAACATCGAAGCTCCGCTGGATACGATCAAGCAGGCTTTGTTTGAGGCGCTTGCTGTTTACGGCGGAGCTGTAGGCAATCAGAAAATAAGCGTAACGATACCGGTCGAAGGAAAGGGCAGAGGGGTGGCACAGATCCGTATTGACGATATAAATGATTTTATCAAGCGCAACGGCAAATCGCCGATAAAAGTATAGGAGGGATACTATGAAATCAAATGGATTGAAATTTGAAGAAGAAACGGTAGCCACTCCTGCTGAAATTACTTTTTGTAACAATAAAATCTGGTCGGGCAATGCAGGGCGCACCGCTAATTGTCTTATGGTCGGAGACATCAGGGCTATAAAGAAAACGGTCACTATTAAATGGTATCATCTCACAGGCGAGCAGACTGCACAGATAAATAAGTATATCTCAAATGTTGATAGCCCATTTTTTAACGCCACACTTTTGGACGAGACTTTTAATGAAATCAAAATAAGGGTCTATGCAGGAGATCCAAGCTATGAAATATTCGGCTGGGACGAAAAGCGGCAGTTTTGCAAAGGCGTTGCTGTTGACCTTATCATGCAGTAGGAGGCGGATATATGTATACAACAAGTACAACCGTCTCCTCACGCATCGAAAGCTACTGCCGCACATGGCGTATGTGGCTTGAAAACGACGAGAGCGTAATAATGGGGGACAACATAATGTCCGCTACCAGTGACGTGCAGTCAACGAGCCTCAGTGACGACATAGAGCTTGGTGCAGTGTGCTCGCAGTCGTGGGCATTACAAATAAACGATGCTGAAAAACGTTTCCTCGCCAGCGAGTA